TACCAATGTTGGCAATATGTGAGTTGATAGAAGTCATCCAACGCTCAAGACCTGTGCGTACTGCAAAGTCTTCATCGTTAATGATGGTTACTGTCCACTCTGCGAAAGTACGGTTGCCCGCTACTTTCATGGTACGACCGAAGTATGGTACTTCGATAACACCTAGTGTATCGCCAGGAAGTTGTGATGCTTTTGCCATGAATGTGAACTTCTCAGAACCCCCGAAAGGGTTAGTGATTTCACATTCAAATAGGTTGCTTCTTGCACCGCCACCTGTTAGTTGCGCTCTGAAACTGTCAATTGTGAATGCCATTGTTTTTCTCCTTAATTTTTATTTAATTAAAATTGACCGACTACTTCGGAGAAGTCAACACCAGTTCTAACAGCAACAAAGTTCAACTGAATGAAGTTAATTGAACGAGCAGGTTTGATGTAGATATCACCAATAAACTCGTTACGGTCAATTACTTCGCCAGTATTGTTTGTTTCGTCACATACAACACGGAAGTCGTAGATACCACGGCGACCTTGTACGTCACGCAAGAACGGTTCTACCAAGTTGCGGAATTGTGAACGAGTAAACTGGTCGTTAAACTCGAATAGTGAGTACTTAGCGGCAGTAGCAATTGCTTTCTCAAGAACGATAAACAAACGACGGACGTTAATACGGTCAAATGCAGATGGTTTAGCAAGTAGTGTCTTGTCACCGAACAAGATTGTACCTTCGCCTGCGAATGTCAATACTGGGTTTACACCGTTCTTGTATAGTTCGTCACGGAAAGTTTTGCTTGGAGACCATGCTGTTTTAACAACATTCTTAATCTGACCACGGTTGAAGCCAGCAGGTGACCACCATGCATCACGTTGGTCTGTAGCACGAACAACTAGTCCAGCAACATCGCCGTTGAATGGTACCCAGCGGAATGTATCGTTGTACTTGTCGTATTGGTACTTCCAGTTGCCGTCCATGAAGGCGTAAGAAGATGAACCCAAAGTGTTACGGAATTCAACGATATCAGTTGATTCGTTACCTGCATTGTTTACACAATCTGCAAACTCTGGTGATAGGAAAGTTACACAATCCAAACGAGTTTCTGCGATTGCAATCAAGTGTAGTGCAACTGTTTGGTTAGCATCAGCACCCAAGATTAGTGAAACATCAACTTCTTCTGCGTTAGCGAACATGTCGTAACCCAAAATAACTTCTGCATCAGAAGCGGCAGTACCGTCTGCACCAGCAGATAGTGACCATGTGCTAGGAGCAGTGATAGGTGTTTCATCATAGTCTACGCCAGAAGTTGCGGTAACATCCCAATCGTTAGAACCAGCATCATGGTCCATCCAACGAATGAATGAAGAACGACGGTCTAGTACGTTTTTGTAGTTGTTAGTAGAACCATCTGAGTTCAATGCGGCTGGTGCTTTAGAAACGTAAGCGAATTTTTCGATTACTTGACCTTTAGTACCAGACCATTCACCGTCTTCGTCAATAACTGCAATGTGCAATTCATCATTGACTGCGCCACGCTTTTCAGCGTAAGGTGAAGTTGAAGGTGCGCCATCAAAAGATGTAGCATATTCCCACTGTAGTGTTACGTCTTCAGCGGTTAGGTCTGCGCTGAATGCACTGTTTAGTGTAGCACCTGCGCCAGTTACTGCGGTAACAATTTTAGTTTCGCCACCAGAAATAACTAGTGAACCTACTGCTAGAAGCGTATCAGCATCAGCAAGAGTTAGTGCAGTACCAGAAGTTGTTACTGTTGCAGTTGACTCAAATGCGGCGGCTGAAGCACAGATAGAAACTTTTAGTGAGTTACCTAGTGCGCCTGCGTATTTTGCGGCAAAAGTGCGTCCTGAGACAACATTCTGTCCGCCTTCCCAATTGCTTTCCCAATCTTCGTCATTGGCAATGAGAAGTGCATCACCACCATCTGTGGTTGCGTTTGCTTGACCGTCTTGTGCAACACGAACAACCTGTAGGCTGTTACCGTATGCTAGAAAGTTAGCGGCTGTGAAAAAAGACACTGCGGTGCTGTTGTTTGGCTTGCCGAATACATTTGCAAGTGAATCCTCATTACCGAGCAGTCTACGCTCCATAACCGGACCCCATGCGAATTCGCCAGCAATACAACCGCCAGTTGCCGCAACGGCTGGAACTACGGTAGTTAAGTCAATTTCAGTGACATTAACACCTGGGCTTAGTTGAAATGGCATATTTCATTCTCCTTAATTAATCATTTGCGTGTGAAGAATATGGGTTAATCAAATTCTTTGTTTAACACTACTATTTATCATTCTTCATTCTTTAAGATTACAAAATTATTTTATCTCACCATTTGAGATTATTGTCTGTAGACCAAACTTGTCCAGTCCCATCAACATACGTTCTGTCTATATCATTCACACCATCATCAATAAAACCGAACGGGGTTAATTCTTCATCTATCATATCACGGTTAAAGTCTTCAAGTTTTCTCCTGAAATCCATATCCGTAAGTTCTTTGAAGTACTTCTGAGTTGTCATCCAAGAAAACAACACAAGACACATAACTAAATCATCGTGACTTCCTGACTCTGCTTCATAAGATTGCGCTTTAGAAACAAATGTGTTCAACTCAGAAATTATATCAAAATCATTCAATATTAGTTGGTTGCTGACAACTAGGTCTTTCAGTGTAGAACATCCCATTCGCTTTACATGTTTTGATGTTTTAACACCAAACGTGACGTTCTTACCAAATCCAGCCCCAATTTGCTGACCTGCTCTACCCATTTGTGCAACAGATAAAACATTTTCATATTCTAGTTCTTGGTGGAGAATATCTGCCACTTGTGAACCAACATCATTAATTTCCACCAATACATATGCATCGTTATATTTAGTAGCCGCGGCTTTTACAACATTCGGATACAATAGCGGTGAAATATCTCTATTTCTATATTTGGCAACAACTTTATATGGATGTTGTGATATATCAAAAATAACAAAAGCAGAATAGTCTGCACCTGTTCCTCGTGAAGTATCAACCACCATCGCATATGCCCCATCTTGTTTGGGGTCTTCGTATATAGAAGTACCTTCTTTGTTATATTTAGCCGTTTCGTATGTTAGAGTTCTTAGTTTAGAACCTGGAATCAAAGTGTTAGAAGAACCAATGAATTCACATTCGAATTCGACACGGAATTGGTCTTCTGAAGTGTTTGCAATCTGTTCTGCTTTCCACTTCTCATCACGCCCCGGTATGTCTGACCAGTGAACGTCAACTCGTTTATAAGTGTTACGCCCCTTCTCACTATCATGCCATAACTTGTAGAACATGTTAAGACCGTTAGGAGTAGATGTGATTAGAACCTTTGTAGTTTTACCAGAAGAGATTGTTGGGTATACAGAAGCAAAGAATTCTTCTTGTAGATTGCCAGGAATGAAAGCAAACTCGTCTAAGTAAATTAAGTTGAATGAACCACCACGAACAGCAGAGGATGATGTAGCAGAACTTAGAATCTTTGAACCGTTTTCAAGTTCAAGGTTACCTTTGTTCCACTCTACAATACCCTGTTGCATCCATCTCGGCAATGCTTCATATGCTCTTTGAATGCGAGATAGAATTTCTCTTGCTTGTGATAGTTTATGTGCGAGAATCGCAATGCTATATTCTTCGTTGAAGAGAACTGCATGGAGTAGAAGTGCGGCGATTGTGATGGTCTTACCAGACTGACGAGGCACCTTACAAATCACAAAGCGATTTGCCTTTACTTTGTTGATAATATCTGTTTGGAATTCATAAGGTACAAATGGAATAAAACCCAAGTCTACGTTTACAATCTTAACGTAGTTTTCAATAAAGTACTCTGGGTCATTTGCACACTTCACCCATTCTTTTACTTGCTCTTCAGTAAATGATGTTGCTATGTTCGCCCGTTTTAGGTTTGGGTTACCTAGATAGTTCTCACTCATCTGTTGTTCTCGCCCCACCTTTTGCTAATTGCATTAGGTGCTTTTGTAGTTCTTTTGTACTACCGACAAATAGAGTATTATTCTG